GACTACGCTGTGTTGAATGTTCCACTTCCGTTAACATATCCAGTAGTATCCATATTAATGACAGCCCTATTTCCACCAGCTACTGGCGATTGAACCATCACACCCTTATTACTACTAGCCTCTATTCTAGCAAAGGTTGCGAAATTATTTGAAGTGAGTGAAACACCTTCAAGTTGAGTAAGATAGTATGACTGAGCAGATGGGGTAAATGGAAAACCACCTATCTCAATTCCACCGCTTCCAGTGTGATTACTCCAACCCAAAGCAAATGTAAAAGTAACTAACCGTCCTATCTTTGTATATGTAGCAGTCTGAGCACTATAAGTTCCAGAACCAGCACTGCTAGTTCCAGTAATAACAGGTGTCCAAGTGCCTTCTTCATAATCGTCAAGGGTGTTAGCTGCACCAGTACCACCAATTTTAAGTCCACCAGATAAATAAAGGTCTTTCCACCTAACACCAGAAACTCCCAAATCCAAAGCATTGTCGTGATTTGACCCACCAGACTGAGCAGGAGCAATAGCAGCCTCATCTTTTAGAAGTTTAAATCCAGTATTTGTGGATACAAAATACATATTGTCTGTTGAGTTAACACCAATCTGTCCAACAGTAGTACCACTATTTTGAATTGTTTGTGATACACCGTTACCAGTTCTGTTTATTGTAACATCAGCAAGACTATTACTTAACGTAATGTTACCAGAACCAGTTCTTGTTGCGATTGTATCTACTTTTATTGTTGACATTATTTGGCCTCCAATACGGCAATTCTTGCTTCTAATTCTTGTATAGTTTTAACAAGAAGGGGAACAAGCTTGCTTTGGTCAATACCTTGCATTACATCTCTTGTTTGTTCTTTACCGTCCTCATCAGTATATTTTTCAGTTCCATCTTTTTCACCGTAGATGGCTTCAGGCACTATAGAACTTACTTCATGAGCAAGGAAACCATCAACAGTAGTGTCCTTATCTGTTTTAAAATTAAATCTACAAGGTTTTAGTTCTTTTACTCTTGATGTTGCATCAAAATTATATTCAACATTTTCTTTTAAACGATAATCAGATGATGTTTGGTATGCTGTTGAACTTCCATTTGTAATAATTTGTCCTACTTGACCATTACCATTAAAAAATGTTTGAAGAATTCTATTACCAGTAACACTAGTATATAAGTTAAGACAACGATATAGACCACCAGCCTCGTCATTTCTGATATTCATTTGTGCATCTGAGGCATCACCAGAATTATGTTTTATTTGACCAGTATTAAGAAAGGTGGTGTGAGTGACACCAGTTTGATTATCTGCACTTGCAGTTTCTAAACTTTGAAATATTAATCCACCAGTGTTATCTGTCTGAATTACATGACCTTTAAGTCCTCTTGTTCTAAATGTATTCGCATTTGTTCCATGTTCTGCACTAAAGGCAAGAAATGGTTGACCACCACCACTTAATGCACCAAGAGTTGAACGATAACCAGCTGGATTACCATGCCCCCATTCAAGACTATTACCGCTATTAATAACACTAACAATACTAGCGGATGAAACGCCAGTACCATTTCCACTTCTAGCAGTAATTACACCAGAAGTATTAACTGCAGCCGCAGTAGTTGTTCCAGTAACACCAAGAGTACCACCAACTGTTGCGTTTGATGTAATTGCAGCTGTACCTTGTCCAGTAATATTTCCAGGCACCACAAGATTATGTCCAGAACCTAAACTTACGTTTCCAGAACCAGCTACGTTCTCAATAGTGTCTACTTTAATCTTTGATGCCATCTAACTTTTCCTTTATTGGTTCTATTTATTACACCGCTTTGTAACGCACCATTCCATAAACGTAACCGCTACTCTTTGCAATACTACCATCTAAAGACCTTTCAGCTTGTCCACCCCCAATCATTCTAAATGTTGCAGTTGTAGCGTTCTGATTCATATATCCACCCAGCTGGTGATAATTATTGTTCAAAACTGGAACATTTTCATGTCCGGCAATCAGAATAATTCCAACATCTCTAGGTGAAACAATTTGTGCTACAGAGGTAAAAGGTAATCCAGTTACTTGTACGCCATAAGAACCATTTCCAGTAATAGAACTCCAGCTAATCCAAAAGTTTGCAGTAACAAAATTACCTGTTCTTTGATATCTACCAGCTTGTTGACCCATTGAAATTGAACCTATTTGACTACTAAATGCTGGAGTCCATGTGCCTTCTTCATAATCGTTTAAGGTGTTGGCTGCACCAGTTCCACCAATTGCAAGACCAGCAGTTGACATACGCATCATTTCGGTGCCAGCACCTTGAAAGATTATTGAACCATTTTGCGTTGCATTTTGGATGATGTTTGCATTGTTACCTACTCTAAAAATTTCAAGGCAGTTAGATGCGTCATAACCAACTCTAATCTGAGATTTAGCAGAAGCTGAACCACTATTATTAAATACGTCAATATTCGTATGTGCAGCTTGGTTATTTACGACACTGATATTATCACCTACGATATCAGTAAAAGTTGTTGCACCAGTAACACCAAGTGTACCACCAACCGTTGCGTTGGATGTTACTTCAAGAGTATCACCAGATTCAATCTTGACTTTGTTTGCGTCTGCACCAGAGGTTGCACCAGCGATTGTTGTGACTGTAATTTTACTCATGTCTATACCACCGAAAGTTCACCGTTGATTGTAAGTGTTACTCCACTCGCAATCGTTAGTGGGCCTGCGGCCAATCCGTTATTTGTTGCATCAATAGTTGCACTTGTGTTTAATTCATTTTCATGAACACGAATAATATCTCCAGCACCACCAGAGGTTTCGCCTAGAAATTTACCACCACCAAGACCAGATGCACTAACTCTTTTCAGTAATGATGTAGAGGTATCAAAGATGACAAGTTTATCACCAGATACCGCTTTATCAACATCTGAGTTTGCAAGTGTAGTACTCGCACCTTGAATTGCACCGTTACCTATTTGTGTTAATGTTGGCATTATTCTTTTCCTTTTAACATTTTTTGCAGTTCAGCGGTTGAACCGACAAACAATGCATTTGTTACATTCTTTGGTGCAGAGTTTGGAACTTCTTTTAGTTTCTTCATTTTAGTCTGAAGGTCACCAAGTTTTTCCGTTACGTCTGCAACATTCTTAATTAACTGACCAGCAACTTCATAAGACCGTGGATGTTCACTTTCTCTAGCAAGTTCAAGTATCCCATCAATTGCGTCTTGTCCTCTTTCCACTAACCTATAAAAGTTCTCTCTCTGATATTTATAATCATTGTCAGTATCATCAGATGTAGTAGTTGGTGGAGTGACTTCTGGTAAAGTTACTCTAGATGCAGTTGTTTCAACAACATCTGTAATCCCCAATACATTATCTAAAACATCATCAGATGAACGCATAACAAATTCTTATACTGGTTTCTGAGGCCATGTAACATTTTCCAGAACACCATCTTTCAACGTAGCGTCTTTACCACCAGATGCGGCTGGTAAATCACGAAGTTGTTGACGATAGGTTTTCATATTGTCTGCTAATGTTACGTCAGAAAGTGCATGATGGTCTGTTTCAGCAAGTTTTGCATTTCGTTCTACACGAAGTTGCTTTAAAGGTGCAGCTGCATCAATTGCTGTCATCTTGTCTGATACTTGTTTCCAAGTTACACCCCACTTTGAAGTGTCATCAGTTTCGATTGCAGAACCGTTTTCATCTGCTCCAGTTACTTTTCTGAACATTTCCTTGAACTCATCTTCCTTTGTAGGTTCTCCACGAAGTACCCACTCTGTGATGGAGAGTTCTTGTAATGCTTCTGAGACTGTTGCCATTTTATATTCTCCTAATTAATTCTTTTCTATATTTATAACTATTGTAATGGTGCTATTTTTACACTAGTAAAGTGAGTAAAATTATAAGTTGAATTGCCACCAATAAATGCACCAGTTCCTAAAGATTCAGCGACAAATTTTAATTGAGTTGTTCCAGCATTTGTTACTTTAACAAAACAAGAACCAGATGCACCGTTATTATTTCCAGCATCAGCGTCACCATTTCCGTACAGTAAAGCAGCAAATGAGAATGAAGAACCACTATCTGTA